ACAATTAAAGCAAGCAATACAAGACTACACAGAGAACGACGAAACGTCCTTTGTTAATAATTTGCCTGTATTTATACGACAAGCGGAAGAACGGATACTTAAAAACGTTCAATTAAGCTTGTTTAGGAAAAACGTATCGGGAAACTTGACGAATGCTAATAAATATTTAGCGTGTCCTACTGATTTTTTAGCGCCATTTTCATTATCTTTTGTTAATGGTAGTAGCGATCATGTATTTTTAGAGTTTAAAGATGCGGATTTTGTACAGACTTTTAATCCAAATGGAGCAACCACCGGTGCTCCAAGGTATTATGCTGTATTTGATATTGATAATTTTATTATTGGGCCCACTCCAGATAGTGGATATGCTGTTGAACTACATTATTTTTACAGACCTGCAAGTCTGACCGCAGGATCGGATAGTGGTACAACTTGGTTAAGTGAAAACGCTCAAATAGCGATGCTATACGGTAGTCTTTTGGAAGCCTATATTTATATGAAAGGTGAACCAGATTTAATGGCGTCTTACGAAAAACGTTTTGCAGAAGCTCTTGTTGGATTGAAGATGTTCGGAGAAGCTAAAGAAGTTACTGACGAATACCGCACTGGAATGGTTATTAGGGCTAAACAATGAGTATTCCATCATTAAATATAGACATTGTTCCTACTTTTAAAGTAGATGTTAGAACGACAGAAAACCGTGGTTTTACTCCAGACGAAGTAGCAGAACGTTGCGCGGATAAAATCATTTCTATATCAGAGACCGCTGATCCGGTTATTCGGGATCAAGCGCGAGCATTTAAGAAGCATCTTGAGAAAGTGGTTGCTTTTTATATGCGTGAAGCTATTAGAAGTGATAGGACAACGGTTTATAATGCGTTATGCGATGCCGGGCATAAAGATTTGGCTGAATTAATAAGGAGAATTTGATATGGCTTTTACCGGAAATTTTATGTGTACCTCCTTCAAAAAGGAGCTACTTTTTGGAGTTCATGACTTTGCTAATGGCGCTGATACCATGTATATGGCTTTATATACATCTTCGGCTACCTTGGATGCTACTACTACTGCTTATTCTGCTACTAACGAAGTTAGTGGTACGGGATATTCAGCGGGCGGTCAGTCTCTTACAAATGTTGATCCTACTACTAGTGGCACAACCGCTTTTACGGATTTTGCAGACGAGACATGGACTACCGCTACGATTACAGCTAGAGGGGCTTTGATTTACAACTCAACGCCAAACACAACCTCTATAGCGGTTACTAATCCAGCAGTAGTTGTTCTTGATTTTGGAGCAGATAAAACATCCACAGCGGGTGATTTTACTGTTGTATTCCCAACGGCTGACGCTAGTAACGCGATTATCAGGATAGCGTAATGTCTAATGTCGTCGTCCCCTTCACTGGCTGGGGACGCGGCACTTGGGACCAACTCGCCTGGGGCGAAGGTTCCATAAGTAATGTTGGCGCGACCGGTCAGGTAGGTTCTGTAACAGTAACCGCAGGGGCTAATGCTCCTGCTACTGGCGTAGAAGCTACGGGTGCGGTTGGAACCGTAACCATAAATGCAACCGCCAACGTATTCCCTACTGGAGTTGAGGCTACTGGAGCTTTAGGCACCGTTCTGGTACAGGCAGATGCCAACGCCCCTGTCACAGGGGTGTCTGCGGCGGGTGCCGTAGGTTCTGTCAGCATCATAGCCGCTGCTAATGTATATCCTTCTGGAATAGAAGCTACCGGGAATGTTGGATCTGTTTCCATATCAGCAGATGCCAATACATATCCGTTTGGTGTTGCGGCTACGGGAGAAGTCGGCACTGCTTCAGTAAGCGCTGGAGCTACTGTTTCGGTAACAGGTATTGCTGGGACAGGAGAAGTAGGATCAGCTACAGTAACCGCTGATGCTAACGCCCCAGTAACTGGCATAGAGAGCACCGGGGCTGTCGGTACTGTATCTATAAACGCCGCTTCAAATGTAGTGGTAACAGGAGTTGTTGGGACAGGAGTTGTTGGGGATGCCAGTGTATCGGCAGATGCTAACGCTCCGGTTACGGGCCTATCTTCTACTGGATCTGTAGGTTCTGTAACAATTACTGCGGCAGCCAACGTTAATCCAACGGGGGTATCGACTACCGGCCGGATTGGAACGGTCACCGTAATAGGAACTGGTGTAATTCCAGTAACTGGAATAACGGCAAATTCAGCCGTAGGAACAGTATCTATTGTTGCTCAAGGTGGGGTAAACGTCACCGGAGTAGCTGGAACAGGAAGAGTTGGAAGCGTTATTGTAGGAAACTCGGCTAGGGTAAATGTTACAGGGGTTTCAGGTACGGGAGAAGCGGGTGTTGTATTTGTTTGGGGAAGTATTGTACCTAATCAAAATCCAAGCTATAGTACCGAAACACCTGCACAATTTCCTATCTGGGAAAATATTGTTACCAGTCAGAGTCCAGGGTATAGTACGACTGAACCCTCTCAGACTCCAGGATGGACAGAGGAACAACCTTCGCAATCTGCTAATTGGTTGCGAAAAGCAGCGTAGGGTAAAAGATGCCAAGCACATATACGACGAATAATGGTATCGAACTAATTGCTACGGGTGAACAGTCCGGCACTTGGGGCGATACTACTAATACCAACCTTAGTCTTTTAGATACTTCTCTAGACGGTCAAGTAACCATTACCCTGTCTTCTGCGGGTACATCGGGAAGCCCTAACGACTTGCCTATTGACGATGGTGCGGCCTCTAACGGTAGGAATAGATTAATTATCTTTAATGATGGGGCTGATTTAGGCGCTACTGCTTATGTTCAACTTACCCCAAATGACGCAGAAAAAATAATTTATGTAAGAAACAACCTATCTGGCAGCAGGAGCATCCTTTTATTTCAGGGTACTTACAATGCGTCTAATGATTACGAGGTGCCCGCAGGCACTACAGCAGTCGTTTACTTTGATGGCGGTGGCGCTGGTGCTGTTGCCGCTAATGTTTTTAACAACGCTTATTTTGATAGCTTACGGCTTGGCTCTGTCTCAGTTACAGCTATATTGGACGAAGATAATATGGCGTCCGATAGTGCTACGGCTCTTGCAACGCAACAATCGATCAAAGCTTATGTAGATAGCCAAGTAACCATACAGGACTTGGATTTTGCAGGGGATAGTGGAACCGGAGCGGTAGATTTAGATAGTCAGACATTTACTATTGCAGGTACTGCTAATGAGATAGAGACGTCCGCTTCTGGGCAAACTTTGACAGTTGGATTGCCTAACAATGTAACAATTGGCAACGACTTGACGGTAACAAACGCTAGTAATTTAACGGGTAATGTTGCTGTAAATACGAACAAATTTAACATAACTGCCGCTAGTGGTAATACGACCATAGCGGGCACTTTAGGGGTTACCGGAAATACGACATTGTCAACTCTAGGGGTTACTGGAGCGGCAGGGGTAGACGGAGACTTTGACGTTGCGACGAACAAACTTACAGTTGCTGCGGCTAGTGGTAATACCGTTGTTGGTGGTACTTTAACAGTAACTAACGGAACCACCCTATCCTCTACCTTGGGCGTTACGGGAGCGGCTACTTTATCTTCTAGCTTGGGAGTTACAGGAACAACTACAGTTAGCACCTTAACAGGAACGGGCGATGCTACTTTTAACGGAACGGGTCAAGTTAAGGTTCCTTCTGGAACAACGGCACAAAGATCGGGAAGTCCAAGTAACGGTATGATTAGATATAATTCAAGTAATTCAACTTTAGAAGGATACGCGGGTGGAGCATGGGGAAATATTGACCTCGATGCGACAGCGTCTGCGATAGCTCTTGCAATTGCACTAGGATAATTTATGGCTAATACATTTAAAAACTACGCAGCTACAGGTGTTGGAACTTCTGCTTCCACGATACTAACTGGCCCGTCGGCGACACAAACTACGGTCATTGGTATTACGGTAGCTAACATATTGACCTCTGGACCTATCACAGTGGACGTATACGCTACGATAGGTGGCACAGACTACTATATAGTCAAGAACGCTGTGATCCCTGTAGGAGGCTCTCTAGTGCCTGTAGGTGGCGATCAGAAGCTAGTGCTAGAAGCTACGGATGTATTGAAGGTGGTATCAGACACAGCAAGTTCTGCTGATGTGATTGCTTCTGTCTTGGAGATAACTTAATGGCTTACATAGGTTCACCTGCTGCACCAACTATTGCTACAGTTAGTGACGATACTATTACTACAGCTAAAATAGCTGATGACGCTGTTACTTCTGCGAAGCTAGATACAAATATAACTGTAGCTGGAAACTTTGACGTATCCTCTGGAACTATAAAGCTAGATGGTAATTATCCTGTTGGCACGTCTAACGTTGCTTTGGGTAATTTGGCACTAGATGACGGTTCGCTTACAGGACAAGGTAATACGGCTGTTGGATCGAGTGCCTTAACCGCAAACACTTCAGGTAATTTTAGTGATGCCTTTGGTTGGCTAGCATTAGCTGCTAATACTACTGGAGGTAGTAATGTAGCAGTTGGTAATAGAGCATTAGCCGCTAACACTACTGCATCTGACAATACAGCAATAGGTGTTGTTGCATTGACCTCTAATACAACTGGAGCGCAGAATACAGCCGTAGGAACTCTTGCGCTTGATGCAAATACTACTGCAACAGGCAATACTGCGGTTGGTTATAGTTCACTTAGCTCAAATACTACAGGGGGCTATAATGTAGCTTTTGGTTATAACTCTTTAGGCGCAAATACCACTGCCCAGTACAACACCGCTGTTGGATACAACGCCGCCCGTTCAACTACTACTGGAAATGCGCTTGCAGCACTTGGGTATGAGGCTTTATCCAATAACACCGGATCAGATAACACCGCTCTTGGTTTTATGGCGTTATACCAAAATACAAGTGCAAACGAAAATACTGCCGTTGGTAAACAAGCTCTTTACGCAAATACAACAGGTAATCTTAATACAGCAATAGGTAAAACTTCTGGCTACAGCAATACCACTGGGGCACATAATACTTGGTTGGGGCATAACTGTGGATACTACAATACAACAGGTAGTTACAATACTTTTATAGGTAGAGACGCTGGGTCAACAACTACAATTGGTTCATCAAACACTGCTGTTGGATACGGTGCTTTATATAGTTCAAACAGAACTTCTGATAGTAATGACGCTAATACAGCCCTTGGTTATCAAGCTGGTTATAGTAAAACAACGGGTAATAATAATGTATTTATAGGTAAATCTTCTGGTACTAGTTTTACTTCTGGAAGCAGCTCTATTTATATTGGACAAGGGACAGGAGCTAGTTCTGGAGGCGTAAGTAATGAGATAGTTGTAGGTACACAAATACAAGGTAAAGGAAGCGACACGGGGTATGGTAAGGGAACTTGGTATCAAGGGAATAACAGTTCCTCATGGTCTACTGTGTCTGACCGCAGACTTAAAAAGAATATAGTTGATAACACCGAAGGTCTTGAAAAGATTAATGCCCTTCAAGTTAAAAACTTTGAGTACCGTTTATCTGAAGAAGTTACAGAGCTTGATCAAAGCAATGCAATTAATAAAGCTGGTGTTCAATTAGGTGTAATTGCTCAAGAGCTACAAGAAGTATGTCCTGATTGTGTAAAAGAAGAATCAACCGGAGTATTGTCTGTCAACACCGATAATCTGACTTGGCACATGATAAACGCAATTAAACAGCTATCTGCTAAATGTGACTCGTTGCAAGCAGAAATTGATATCTTAAAAGGAAATTAACATGGAACTAACCGCTGAAGAAATTGCAAAACACTATAGCGCAGCAATGGACTCTGTAAATCTTATAAATAGTGGTCAGCCAAAAAACATGACGGACGAAGAATGGGCTGATTGTGTTGCTCGAAACAAAGAGCATCTTAACATTATGTTAGCCAAAGACTTCTGGACAACAGAAGATTTAACACCGTTACAAGAAGCAGCGAGCTAATTGGAGTCAGCATAATGGGAAGATCAAGAGATTTAGCAGACGGTACACTAGCAGAACTCAATGTAGATTCTAATACGCTTGCTGTTGACGCTACTAATAACAGAGTAGGTATTGGTACTGCTAGTC